AACACCATTGTCCTCCGCTTTCTTTAAATCTTCATCGCTTATACGATAGGTTTTATCGCCTGCTTTGATAATTATGTAAAGCACCCAAATACACTGGACTTGATTGGATTGAATACGACGAATTAGTGAAAGTTAGACGTCAACGCAAGAAAGAGAAAGGTTGATGAGATGGAACATCAAGTAAGAATTAATTTTAAAATCACAGGACATGTAAACACGTTCATACCAGTAGATAAACATGAAACGTTAGAAGATAGATTGCAAGAAAAAATTAACGAGTTAAGAGAGTGTCCAAACGACATTTTAGAACTAGATATAACAATAGATGATGCAGAGGTGGAGTAGATGGTTAAACGGACATTAGAAACAATAGATGGCGTTGAATATGCATTGGTCGAAGTTAAAGGAAAGAAAGTCAAAGTGCCTAACGAAGATATAAAAATTGCAGAAAAACACGGAGTTTCATACAGAATCATTCAGAGGAGACTATATAGAGGGTGGAGCGTTAAAGACGCAGTGTTACCTAAAATATTGTATACAAATTCCAAAGCAGAAGTTGAAGATGGCGTACTTTACAGAATTATCAAAGCAGGCGATAAAACCTATCGTATAAGCGATGAAGATTTAAAGAAAGCGGAGGACAATGGTGTTAGTAAAGATAGTTTAGTAAGTCGTTTAAGAAATGGTAACTACACACTAGAACAAGCTTTGACATATCCAAAAGGAAAAAGAACTATAGCAAAAAAATATGACATTGATGGTCGAAGAATGACTATGGAAGAAATAGCAAAAAAAGGCTTTATATCTCTAGCAACAGTTAAATATAGAATCAAGCACGGTTATAAAGGGTTAGAAATTTTAAAAGGTAAGGAGAAAACAAATTGATTGAACAAATACCGAAGTTTAATAAAGGCGATGGTTTAAGTGCAAAACAGTTGTATGAGTTACAACAAGCAGAAATGAGACATGAAAGAGAATTGAAACGAAAGCGTCGAGAAGAAAGAATAGCACGTGTTAAACGATCATTAGAGATGTTGGAGAAAAACAGAGTTGATAGTAATTATTTCAGAAATTTAGAGAAAAACAATCTAATTACCAGAGTCAAAACCGACTCGTACGGTAGAGTGCAAAGGGGATAGGCGAATGGAATTACATGAATTAAAACCAGGTGATGACATTTGGTTCAAATATCCAAACGCGACCAACTCATTCCCTGCAGTTGTGGAAGAACTCCATTACAACTTTAAAGGCAAACCATATCTAAAAGTACGAGTAGGTAGTGAATTAGTAGTGATTGATGACAAATATGACATAGTAAAGGTGTAGAAGACAATGACAATTATTAGTAATCAGAAAGTGGATATGGTTAAACAACCACCGCATTATCAATTTGGGATATTTACGGCAAACGTAATCATTGAAGCAGTCGGCAAAACATATAAATCTGCGTCAGTTTTCTATCATGTTGGGAATGCTTTGAAATATTTAATGCGTGCCCCAAGAAAGAATGGACTAGAAGATTTGAAGAAAGCAAAGGAAAGCGTTGATATGGCAATCAATGTGTGGGAAACAAACAATGACAACTAGCACATACGACCTATCCGACACAATCAACCAACGCTACAAATACAACACTAAAGGCAAGACGCCTACACAGATTAACCGAGAATTACGTGAAAAAGGTGTGCAGGGCTTTGTGGTTAAAGTAGGTAGCAATAAAGTCGTGATGAAAGTATTAGAAGAACATAAACACAGTAACAGGGAGTGTATGAGATGAATATCAAAAACCAACTATACACATTTAAAGCAACATGTACCAATGTTGTTGACGGGGACACGATAGACATTGATATAGATTTAGGGTTTGAAACATTTGCTAAAAGGCGTGTCAGGTTACTCAATGTTGATACGCCAGAGAGAGGACAAGAAAATTATAGTAAAGCTACTAACTTTACTAAGCAATGTGTAGAGAATAAGAAGATATATGTTCAGACGTATAAAGATGATGCTTTCGGTAGATATTTAGCCAATGTCTTTTATGATACAGGTAATGAGATACGTTCGTTGAATGATGATCTGCACATTAACCAATTAATCAAACCTAATTCGAAATGGAATGAAAGCAATGAAAAATAAAAAAGCATTCCTTAACCAGTATTTCGGTACCAAGTGTTATTTGTACCAAGATGATAAGAAAGTAGCACACATGCATATCGTGAATGGTGTGTATTATCTGCACGGTCATCACAAGACGGAGTGGTCAGGTATTAAGTTGACGTTTAACAGTGAGCAAGAGTGTATGAATTACATTCAGCAATACGAGTTGAATTTAGAAGAAGATAAGCAACTAACATTATTTTAGGAGGTTGAGTAAATGACATATCCAACTAGAGAACAATTAGAAGAATATATTAGAAATAACAAACTAGATACAGATGAATCGTATCCACGCAGTGACTGGTGGAAGTTTAAACAACGACGTGACGAGTACAAGCAACAACGTGATGAACTCATCAAAGATATAGCTAATTTGCGTGAGCGTAATGCAGAGTTAGAGCATGACAATAAATCATTAAGATTACAAGCAAATATTTACTTTGATATATGGGCAGATTCTATAGGAAAGGCTTTTGCTTTTGAAAAAGTAAAAAGATGTATAGCTTGGTTCGAAGAAAATGACCGTTATGAATTCGAGGGTCAAATATTGGAAATACAACAGATTATTAACGAGATGGAGGCAAACAATGACTAACCGCGAACAAATAGAACAAGCGATTATTAGTGCAGGAGCTTACACAGGCAATGAGACAGGAGAATTGTTAAGTGAGTTGGATAGAGTGTATGAGAAAGCAAAAGCGTTTGATGAAGTAAAAATAACATAAAAGAAGAGCTAGATAGTTACAGTGTTCTTTATAAAGAGACTCAAGACCCTAGATATAGTTTATTGAGTGGTGTTTATGAAAATATATTTAATTATATTGAAGAATTGGAGCGTGAAGAGTGATGAAAATTTATGAATCATTAAAGAAGTTAGAAGAAAAAGGTTACAGAGTTGATGAAGATAAAGCTATTTTTAATTTAGAAGATGGTGCTCTAGAAATCTACATTGACCATGACAATGATGAAAAAACAATAAAAACAGAATTACATGATATGAAAGTATTTGTGTCAGAAGAATTAAAAGATAGAAGTGTAGAGAGTGTTATGTGTGAATTGGCTGGTATTGATGAGGAGGAACAAAATGACTAATCAATTAACAGTAGATCAATTAGTAAATGCAGTAGAACAATGGAGTATCGATAAAGGACTAAACAATGGCAATAGCTTTACACAATACGCTAAAAGCTCCGAGGAGATGGGTGAGGTTGCTGCTGCACTATGCAGAGACAACACAGACGCTCTCAGAGACGGTATAGGAGACGTTGTTGTTACTTTAGTGATATTGGCCCAACAAAATAATATGACGTTACAGGAGTGTTTAGAACAAGCTTATGGAGAGATTAAAGACAGAACAGGAGTTATGTCAAAAGACGGGAGCTTCATCAAATCAGAAGACATCGAAGGATAAAGATATTCTGACTAAAATTCGGGAGGTGCTGGGGAAGTGAGTGACATAATTGTTTTACTGATAATCGGAATAGGGTTAGTCGCATTAGATTACTTTGTTGATAAGTATCTTTTTGGTAATGATGAACACGCTACTGTATACAAAATCGGACTTTTTATTATTTTAATATTGCTTGTAGGATTTTCTGTCGAGAAAGATATATTAGCAGTTTTAATAGCATTGCTATTCTTAATGATAATTAACAAATTTAAAATAATAGTGAAATTTATATAGGTAAGGAGTGAGTGGGGAATGACACAGTATTTAATCATCACATTCACAGATTCAACAGGACGCAAACACAATCACGTCACTAAGGCGAGAGAAAATCAATCGTTTAAAGTGGTTGAGGCAGAGAGTAAGGAAGAGGCAATGAAGATATTTAAAGACAAAAAACGTAGAGAAGAATTCATTCGGGGACTAAGGGATTTAAAACTAGTAACTAGCAGAACGAGATTAGATGTTTTTAATGAGGAGGCAGACAATGATTAAACACATTTCAAAACTAATATTCACACTAGCAATGTATGAGTTAGGTAAGTACGTGACAGAACAATTATTAATTAAATATACATCTAACGATGATATAGAAGCGCCACAGGATTTTACGCAAGATGATCATATCCATTTAAACGCTGAGGTGAGTGAATGATTTGGGGGATTATAGCAATTATTACCCTAGTCGTCTTGTTATTTGGCTCAATTCTTGAACAGAACGAACTCAAGCATAAGTTAGAAATGAAAGAGTATGAAATAGAAGTGTTAAGAGATAAGTTGGAGAATGGAGGGTAAGTAGTATGAGTTGGATAAGCTTAACAGCAACGCTAATTATGTTTATTGTGTGGATGTTTACTATGCATAAGTGGAAGGAAGCAGGGAGAAAATTAGAAAGTAAAGGAATAGAAAACTCTAATTTAAAAAGGGATTTAGCGTTTTGGGAAACCACAGCTAAAGCGCGTAGAGATGAATTAGATTTCGTATATAGAAAAAACATAGAATACGAAAAATTAAATGAACACGAAGTAGAGTATCAAACGGACACGACTGGTAAATATATAGTAGAAGTTAATCAAGGTGTTTACTTGAGAAAATCTACACTCACAACATTTAGAAATATTGAAGTAGTTTATAATTTTACAGACGACTTCGAAAAAGCTAGTAAGTTTAAAGATGCTGAAGAGTGTAAAAAAATAGCTGAACAATGTAAAGGTAAAGTTTTATACGATAGTCCTAATTGGGAGGTAGTAGATTGATAACGATTGAACGACACGATATAAAGAAACTAGAAGATTATATCAAGAACATAGAGCGATATAGACGAGAGTTAAAAGTAAGAGAGTATGAATTGTTAGAAAACCACGAACCCGAGAATGTAGGAGCAGGTAAGAGTAATATACCAGGCAATCCTATCGAGAGAGAATCAATTAAGAAATTAAGCGACAATCGTTATAACAACTTACGTAACATTGTAAAAGGTGTAGATAAGCTTATATATGAATCTGACGAAGATACACAAGACTTAATGCGCTTGAGATATTGGGAATGTCCGATTGGTTGTAGTGAGTGGGAGGATATAGCTGAATATTTTGGTACAAGTAAGACGAGTATATTAAGACGACGTGACGCGATGATAAATAGATTAGTAGAATTGATAGGTTATGTATGAAGTGGACTTTAGAGGTATGTAAGTCCGTAAAAAAACAGTTTATTATGGTAGTGTAAGAATTATCTACCAAACATAGTGCTCCCAAGCGCTATAGGTAGATGTTCAAATCAAAGTGATTGGATAAGCACTTATCGTCTAATTTAACGACGTTATGCGTCCGATTGCTGGGCTATCTGTCTATGAGGCAGGTAGTCTCATTTGATTCTTACATAACTAAACACGATGATTCTTTTGTTGAACTAACTGTTTTTTGCATATTTTTACTCCTTTCTCCTAAGTGACTATCCGTGAGAACACACGGGTAGTCTTTTTGTATTTAAAATAAATAGAGTTATTAACGTAAAGTAGGTGGTAATATACGATGAGTGAATTGAATAAACGTCAAAGAACATTTGCAGAGGCTTATGCGATACCAGGAACAGTTTGTTATGGTAATGCTACTAAATCTGCTATTAAAGCAGGATATAGTGAAAAAACAGCTTATTCTCAAGGGCAAAGAATGTTGAAGAATGATGAAATACAAAGTTACATTAAGGGGGTAGAAGAAAAACTTTTTGATGAGCAAATAATGAGTGGTAAAGAGGTTTTGTATCGCTTAACTAATACAGCGAGAGGTAATACGGTAGAAATAGAACCGGTAGTAACTAAAAAAGGTGATTATAAACTTAACCCTTCTACTGAAAAATACAATCTTGTATATGACGAAAGTGTTGAGTTAGTTAAAAAACCACCTAAGATAAGTGATCAAAACAAAGCATTAGAGCTGTTAGGTAAACACCATAAATTATTTACAGATGTTCAAGATGTAAATGCACAAGTTACACCGATATTTGAGGATGACATATTATGATTGAACGCCCACGATTAGGATTATCTAAATTGATACCCAAACATTTCCACGATCTATGGGTGGCAACAAATAATAGTGATATTCTAAATGTAGTGGCTAAAGGAGGACGTGGTAGTGGTAAGTCGTCAGACATATCTATTATCATAACTCAGTTAATCATGCGTTATCCTATGAATGCAGTTGTAGTACGTAAGACGGATAATACATTAGCTACATCAGTATTTGAGCAAATCAAATGGGCAATCGAAGAACAAAAGGTGTCACACTTATTCAAAATTAAAGTGTCACCAATGGAAGTAACTTATATACCTAGAGGGAATCGTATTATCTTTAGAGGGGCACAGAACCCTGAACGATTAAAGTCGTTAAAAGATAGTAGGTTCCCTTTTTCTGTTATGTGGATAGAGGAATTAGCGGAGTTTAAAACAGAAGATGAAGTAACAACCATAACTAACTCAATGTTACGTGGAGAGTTAGATGAGGGATTGTTTTATAAATTCTTCTTCTCATACAACCCTGCTAAACGTAAACAACACTGGGTTAATAAGAAATATGAATCTTCATTCCAACCAGACAACACATTTGTTCATCACTCAACTTACTTAAATAACCCGTTCATATCCAAACAATTTATACAAGAGGCAGAAAGTGCTAAACAGATAAACGAACTGAGATATAGACATGAGTATTTAGGTGAGGCCATTGGTAGTGGTGTTGTACCATTCAACAACTTACAAATTGAGAAGATACCAGATGAGCTTTATAACACATTCGACAACATACGTAACGCAGTTGACTTTGGATATGCTACTGATCCGTTAGCGTTTGTTCGTTGGCATTATGATAAAAAGAAACGAATCATATATGCAGTTGATGAACATTATGGTGTTCAGATAAGTAACCGTGAATTTGCTAATTGGTTGAAAAAGAAAGGGTATCAGTCTGATGAGATATTCGCAGATAGTGCTTAATGTTGGGCACTTAACTCGGTTAATTGCTGGGAACTCCTAAAGCTTTAAGTACCAAAAGGTAACAATCTTAAAGATACATGGACAATCAGCAGCAATATTCTTAAGTTTTATGTCGTCATTGTGTCATATAAGTGGTATAATAACCATAGAGGTGATATCAATGAAGATGATAAAAGAAATTAAAGGTTATGAAGATGTT